GTTCCCAGTACCCGAGATCAACTTCGACCATACGCCACGCCCCGAAAGGGAGGCGTGGAGGCTGGCGCTGGCCGCGGATATTGAGGCGAACGGGCTGGTTAATCCCCTCATCGTTCTCAACCACCCTCGCCACAAGTGCCCGGACATGTGGCTGATGGTCGGTACCAACCGGCTGTGGGCGGTCCGCCACTTGGGATGGAAGCACGTTCCGGCCGTAGTGACGGGGGCTTGTCCGTATCCCAACGTGGAAGTTGGGACTTGGGAGGAACTCCAGAATCTCTTCAAGGACGGCCAGCCGTACAAGTCGGCCTACGGCATCGCACTCCAGAACACCACACCCCCTGAAAGCGGAGACTACCCAGCATGTTCGCGTGGCTCAAAGAACTGAAAGAGGACTTCAAAGCCTCGCGACGTGGTGAGCACCGGGTAGCTCCCCGAGGCCAAACCGGCCGGGTCTATGCTCGCCCCGCGCCTGAGAGTGCAGCAAGTGCCGGGTCGCACGATGCCGACGGGCGCGCCTCCGCCACCCTGCACATGAAAATCACTCGCGCGGACGGAACGGTCGAGCTTCGTTCGGCCCCCGCCACAATCGCAGGAACATCTTAATGGCCGACATCTACACAGACGCTGGCGAGGACATCACCGCGGACATCATGGATGGTACCACCTCGCCTCCGGCCAACTGGTTCGTGGGGTGGGGTACAGGTGCCGGTACCGCCGCCAAGGCCGATACGACCCTGTTCACCGAGTCGGCAGAAGCCCGCACGGCCTCCACCGAGTCCCAGCCCGCCTCGAACCAGAACCGATTCGTAGCCACCATTACGGCCACCGCTCCGCGCACCATCACCAACGCTGGGGTCTTGTCAGCCTCGTCCGGCGGCACACTGCTGCTGCACTCAGATTTCACCGGAGTCGTCCTCGCGACCAACGACGGGATCACGTTCACGTTCACCCTGACTTGGTCGTAAGGCCGTGGCCGACACCAAGATCAGTGCGCTGACGGCCGCTGCCGCCGCTGCCCTTGCTAACGAACTCCCCATCAACGAGGCGGGAACGAGCAAGAAGCTGACGGTCCAGCAAATACTGGATGCCACCGGCATACTCGCCTCGGCGGGGGCGCTGGCGGATGCCGACGAGGTCCCCGTTGCCCAGTCTAATGTGGCGAAGAACGTGGCGCTCTCGACCCTTAGAGCCTTCATGCTGCCGGCATATACGGCCTCTGGAGCAGCGCCCGCGACCGGCGCGGCCCATCAGGGCGCCGCCCCGTCTACGACCATCGTCCTGAACACCGCCAACAACGCCGTGACCACGGTCGAAACGGTCCTCAATATCACGAGCGTGCTCGCCGGGACGTACTTTTTTGAGTACTACATCGTGTGGCGTTCAGGCACGACCACGGTTGGCACGTCCTTCGCCGTGGACTACTCGGGGACTGTAACTCGGGTGCGTGCCACTCGGTACATGCAAACGACCGGCACGACGGCCGCGACTGGCGTCAGCGACGGAACCTCGGCTATTTTGACCGGCTCGCTGGTTGAACACGCGAGCGTCGTCACTGATAACGGCGCACTCGGCCCGAACACGGGCGTCGGGTCCACCTCCGAGGATCAGTACGACGTCATTCGCGGGACCATCGTAGTTAGCGACGGCGGAACCCTCAGCCTGACCATGACCGGGGAGGGTAACGCGGCGGTTACGTTCTCGGCCGACAGTTTCGTCCGCCTAACTAGGCTGGCATAATGTGCCTGACCGTTATCTCCTTGAATCGAGTGCTGTCGATGGGTACTTGCTTGAGAACGGTACCGGCGTTCTGCTCAACGAGGTCACGGTATTCACCGAAAACCACTCGTTCAGCGGAGTGGGAACTGCCACCTTCTCTAAGGCATTTGTCGGGGTCAGATCCTTCTCCTACTCCGGCGTAGGGACGCAAGGTTTAACCCGGACCGCAGCCTTCGCGCGGTCAATGGCCTACTCCGGCGTAGGGACGCAAGGTTTAACCCGGACCGCAGCCTTCGCGCGGTCAATGGCCTACTCCGGCGTAGGGACCAGCACTCTCACCAAGGTCGCCGCGTTCCTCATCACGAAGGCCTACTCTGGCGTCGGTACCAGTACCGTCACCAAGGTCATCAGCAAGCTACTCGGGTACACTGCGGTCGGTACGCTCGCACTCACCAAGGTAGTGCAGGTCGTACGGGCCTTCGGGGCCGTGGGCGCGTCGAGTCTCTCGCAGGTACTCCTAGCGGTCCGGTCGTTCGCGTACACCGCCCTCGGGACCGCGACCTTCACTAAAGACTCTATCTTCGGCGGGCCGCCTCCGGATCTTGGGGACCCGTGGTTTGAAGGCAAGACCATCTATCCGCTCCCTAGCGTTGCTGGTCTCATAGAGTGGGTGGATTACCTGCCAGTACGGGCGCAAGCCTCCAACCCCGGCCGCTTCGACCAAGACGGAGCGTTCCCTGTCATGCAAGTACTCTCCAGTACCACGGGCAAGGTCGCTTGGGCAGACTACATTCCGGTATGGGTGGACAACAGCAAGACCCTGCCGTGGAGCACAGATGCGGGGGGGTTCATCCCCTTCCAGCGTGTGACGCCGTAAAGGGGAGACCGTGGCTGAACTGAACTTCAGCCTCCACCCAGAGCAAGCGCGAGTTTTCAACTCGCCTTGCCGCTTCAAGGTAGTTCCCGCCGGGCGTCAGTCCGGCAAGACCCACCTTGCAGTAGTGGAGGCCATCGTACACACGCTTGCCGACACGTCGTGGGGCGGTGTAGAGTTGAACGATACCTTCGAGGTCGCGTACATCTACCCGACCTTCGAACAAGGCAAGAAGATCGTCTGGCCCCGGCTCAAGGCCGCGGTAGAGGGTCTCGACTGCAAGATCTACGAGAACACCGGCCTCATCATCTTTCCAAATGGCCGGAGGCTCCGCTTACTAGGAGCCGACAACTACGACTCGATCCGCGGTTTCACGTGGTCGTTCGTGGTCCTGGACGAATACAAGGACATGGCGGAGGACGTGTGGACGGAGGTCATCCGCCCAGCCCTCACGGTGTGTCGCGGCGGGGCGCTGTTCATCGGCACCCCGAAGGGCAAGAACCACTTCTTCCACCTCTACCAGATGGCCGTGCGGGCCATGGAAGAGGGAGACGCGGAGTGGGCCGCCTTCACCTTCACGTCGGCCGCCAACCCGTTCATCACCAAGGAAGAGTTGAAGTCCGTCACCCGGGACATGAGCGCCGCGCTCCTGTCGCAGGAGATCGAGGCCAGCTTCCTCTCCCACGGTGGCAAGCTCTTCAACGAGGACAGTTTCACGGTCCTCGGACTGGAACCGGACCAAGGCGACTGGTGCATCACCGTCGACCTCGCGGGGTTCTCCAAGCCCACGGGATCACGTGGCGAGTACAAGAAGCGGGACGAGACCGCGATCTGCGTAGCCAAGGTCAACACCGATGGCTGGTGGGTCAAAGAGATAGTTCATGGCCGCTGGGAGGTCCGAGAGACGGCTCTACGGATCTTCACCGCTTGCAAGAGCGTCAAGGCCAGCCGGGTCGGGATCGAGAAGGGCGCGCTGATGCAAGCGGTAGTCCCATACTTGACCGACATGATGCGCCAGTACGGACGGTGGCTGGAGATAGTACCGCTCACGCACGGCAATCAGAAGAAATACGACCGCATTCAGTGGGCCATTCAAGGCCGGTGCCAGAAGGGCACGATCTATCTGGCCCCGGGCGAATGGAACAACAAGCTGATCGAACAAGCCTGTGACTTCCCCGACCCGCGCTCCCCCGACGACCTTCTGGACGCGCTGGCCTATGTGGACCAAATGGCGAAGGTGTCCTACCTCGAAGAGTTCGAGGGCATGGAAGCCTGGCAGCCCCAAGACCTAATAGCAGGAATCTAACCTTGTCGGAAGATGTCGCACAGCAGCAGGGCGGACTAGAGACCTACGACTCGTCGGAAGTCGGTTCCGCACTCTGTTCGTGGGTCATGAAGCACGTCACCCCGTGGCGCGACTTCCGTGACCAGAAGCATCGCGCCAAGTGGGACGAGTACGCCCGCATCTGGCGCGGCGAGTGGTCGGGCGAGGACAAGAACCGGAAGAGTGAGCGGTCGCGTATCATCACTCCCGCCACGATGCAAGCGGTAGACTCGACCGTAGCCGAGATTGAAGAGGCCGTATTCGGCCGCGAGCAGTGGTTCGACATCGACGAGGACGTGGCCGAGATGGAAGATCCAGCGCAGCGGCTGGAGATCATCGCGGCGCGAGACCTGCTCCGCGAACTGCTTGAGGAAGAGGACGTCCCGGCAGCGTGTGCCCGGGCCTTTCTGGTCGCTGCGGTGTACGGCACCGCCGTCGCCAAGCTGAACGTCTACCTCAAGCCAGTCAAGTCGTTGCTGAACAACGAGGATGGCACCCGGCAGGTGCTCTCCGCTGACGAGGCTCGCGTGGAGCTGATCCCGCTGGAGCCCTACGAGTTCGTACCCGACCCGACCAGTGACGACATCGCCAAGATGCTCGGCATGGCGCATGAGACCATCGTCCCCATCCATGAGATCAAGGAAGGGATGAAGGACGGGCTCTACCGGCAAACCTCCATCTACAAGTGGGACCCGTCCGCCTCCGACCCCAACTCGCAGGGCGGGGTCCTCTACACCACTGAGGTGTCACAGGTCGCGGAGGGGGTCAAGATTACCGAGTGGCACGGGAAGGTCCCGGCCAAGTACCTCGTCCAGTACCTCGACCACGACAAGCCCAGCGTGCTTGACATGGCAGAGGACATGGAAGAGGACGAACTGTTGGTCGAGACAATCGTCACTATTGCCAATGAGTGCAAGGTGATCGGTGCCAAGACCAACCCCTTCATGATGGGCGACCGTTGCTTCATCACCTACCAGCACGATACGATTCCCGGGTACTTCTGGGGGCGTGGGGTGCCGGAGAAAGCGTACAACTCGCAGAAAGCCGCGGACGCTTGCATTCGCTCACGCATCGACTCACTCGCCCTAGTGGCGAACCCGATGGTGTCCGGGGACGTCTCGCGCCTGCCGCGCGGCATGAACCTCGGTGTGTGGCCCGGCAAGTTCTGGCCCACCACCGGCGACCCATCACAGATCCTCCAGCCGTTCCAGTTTGGCACGGTAGCCCCGGAACTGTTCCCCCACGCGCAGGACATGGAGCGCATGGTCCAGACCGCCACCGGTGCGCTGGATCAGGCCGCCAACTACTCAGCGGACAGCGGCGCTCAGAAAACGGCGATGGTCCACTCGGCCTTCGTCAAGCGCGCCCGCCGCACGATGCAGAACATCGAGCGGAACTTCCTGCGGCCCCTCATCACCAAGTCGATGTGGCGGTACGTGCAGTTCTCCCCGAAGTTCCCGCAGGACTACAAGTTCACCGTGGTAGGCACGTTGGGCGTTATGGCCCGCGAGCTGGAGACCCAGCAGATGACTCAGATCATCTCCTTGGTCCCCAACGAGTCCCCGCCGTTCATGGCGATGGTCAAGGCCGTATTCGACAATACGTCGAGTCCGCACAAGGCCGAGGTCATCAAGGCCATCGACGCGATGCTGCACCCGCCCCCGCCCAGCGAGGAGGAGCAGAAGAAAGCCGAGTACATGGAACAGCTCCAGATGCGCGGCATGGAAGCCGAGGTCGGGGAGAAAGAGTCCAAGGCGATCAAGGCCAAGGCCGAGGCGCAGCGCGCCATCGCACAGGCCCAGCTCGCCCAAGTAGAGGCCAAGGTCCGTCCGCTGGAGGTCCAGCTGGAGGCCCAGAGCAACCAGACAGATTTGCGCGAGGTCGCTGCCTTTGAAGAGCAGAACCGCGTGAGCGCAGACGCCCTCCAGTTGCGGGCGGCTGACACGGCGATCAAAGCCTTCCAGGCCAAGACGCAGCTGGAGAAAGTGAAGCAGGACGGACGGAAGCTGTACTCAGGAGACTGAGATGGAAGAGCGGGAGAAACAGGAGTTGGAGGCGATCGAGAGCCTCTGCGAGCACCCCGGTTGGGATGTCCTCATGCGTGAGACGCAGGAGAGGATAGACCAGTTCCGCGCGGGCGCACCATTCAACATAGCTGACGAGAAGGCGCTGTTCTTTGCGAAGGGCGCCATCGCCACTCTGACTGAGCTACTCGGTACCGCGGCCCGCTGCGAGCAGACCCGCGCAAACCAAGAGCCGCCAGCAGATCAGCTGGAACTCTACGAATGA